CGAGGGGCCTCCCAGCGCTTGTGTGCAATCTGCATGCGAGTTAGCTACACCTACTCTATAGGGAGTGAACATGCTAGAAGAAAGCTGTCCGATTTGTCGGGACATCTTGTTGGAAATCAACGAGATGTGCCTGAGCGACTTCGCCACAGTTGGTGAGGTCGAGTGGACAGCTATCAATGCTGTTCATCCCGCTCTTGGCATCATGTTTACAGTCAGTGCTCTTGAGCACTTTCTGGATGTCAAGCGGGGAACCGAGTGGACCAGTCATGGTCTACCGGAAGATTCCTGTGGGCGTCGGAGCTATTCGAAAGCTGATGCGGAGATAGCTTACAAGCTATTTTCCGATCAGTTCCCGAAGCAGTACCGACGCAAGGAGTAGGTGTTGCCATGTTGTGCTAGCTTTCTGCCCTACAGGGCATACTAGCCAACACCACCATAGGAGGAACCAAGATGACAGACCCGACGCAATCTAGGATCTTTGCGGGCACTCCCTCTGAATATTATTACGTTCAGAATGGGAGTAGCTACAAGGGGAACTTCAATGCGTCTGGGTCTGGGCTCTTGTACAGTGGTGACCAGACAACAACTTCTTACCGATCACATCGCGGTATAAGTCTGGACACTACTGGTGACGGCTTCGAACAGTCTTCGGGATCGCAAGTTGCTTTCGCGAAGGAACTTCAGGCTGATGCCGTGCAAAGTGGGACCCGTGGTTTGTTTAACTATGGGTTCACTGCGTTCGACAATGGCCATGAGTTCGCGACCAAGAAAACAACATACTCGTGGTTTTCACAACCACGAAGTATGTATGCTCCTGGTAGTCAGTACGGTGACCTAGAGTACCATGGTTCAGTACTCGCAATCAACGGACCGACTCCTCCTTCTATAACCCTCCCATCTGATGGCTTGATCGCCGTCGATGGTTCTAGGTTGTTCAAGGAGGCGTTACCTACGAAGCCAGAAGCAGGCTTGCTCCAGTTTATCGCCGAAACGAGACAAGATGTTCCTCGTATCCTCGGCGAATCCGTGTTGCAGCATGGAGCCGTTAACCGACATAGTGCCGGTGATGAGTTCCTTAATCTGCAATTCGGTCTGATTCCGACCTGGTCGGATATCAAGAAGCTGGCTCAATCGACACTGCACGCAGGTAAATTACTGCGTCAGTATAGAGACAACGCCAACCGTGAGGTTCGCCGTCGTCGCTCGCTTCCTACTGTGTCCACGGTGACAGAACTGGTCGGGCCCGAGGAGTATCCCTCAATTGGGAGCTTCTTCGGTGTTCCGACCACGCAATTGTTCTGGGTATCGGGGTCACAGTTGGCGAAAACACTGGTCACTGATGTTACACAAACCAGTGCTTGGTTCTCAGGTGCCTTTACCTACTATATGAACGAGGGTCATTCTATCCTCGATCGTCTTGATAGGTATGAGGAGCAGGCTAACCACCTGCTTGGTACCCGCTTTTCAGCGGACACATTCTGGGAACTTTCGCCTTTCTCCTGGCTCGCCGACTGGTACAGCGACACTGGAACGTTCATCTCCAATGTTGTTGCACTAGACAATGACGAGCTTGTGATGCGTTACGGGTATGTGATGCACGAAACACGTGCTACCCGAACATTCCTGAAAACCGGACTCACCCCCCGTGAGGGAAGTGGGGCTCCGGCTACCTTGAGACTGGACGTTGAAATTGTCCAGAAACTGAGGCACAGGGCATCACCCTATGGTTTCGGCCTTACTGATACAGATCTCACTCTGCGTCAGCAGGCCATTCTCGCTGCCCTTGGTATGACCAGTGGTAGTGGGAGTCGTGTGCTTTAAGCACACGCCAGGTCCACAACCGTGGATCTGCACGTACAACCCAGTTAGGGCGTTGCCATGCTTTCCGACCCACAATCCATCACGATCAGCGGGAACGCGATCAGTCTTCCAAAGACTGGTACGGGCCCGAGTTCCGGCACTTTTACAAGTGCCGACACTGCAACCAGCGAAGTGGTCTCGCATGCCTATGGCAAGCGGGTCCGCCGCGCGGCGCGCCTGAACATCTCCAAAATCTCAGCCGATCCTCTGCTTCCGTCGGCGAACACCCGCTCGACTGCCTCAATGACAGTCGTGTGGGATGTCCCGCTGAACGGATACACGGTCGCCGAAATTAAGGCTGCGTGGGACGGCTTCGCCGCCCAACTCGCAGTCTCGTCTGGAGCGATGGTCACCCAGATTCTGGGTGGGCAGAACTAAGGCATGTCAGTAACCCATTCGTGGGTGAATGACGTGCTGGTCGTTCTGTTGGCTATGGAGAGCTTATGGCTAAGGAAGCACCACCTATCCGCAAGGAAGGGGAAGCTTGAAAAGCCTAATCGCGCTCCATCTGGTCACGCTCAACGAGCTGGGCGTGAGATGCGACACAAGCACCACTCAGGACGTCAAAACTATCCTGAGACGTTACGAACACGAGGGGTCATCGTTTCTGACGATCACCCTACCGAACTTCTGTCAGGACTTCGAAAGAGGCCTTGATCAGGGGTTCATTGACTACGCCATGTTTCCATCCTTTGCAAAAAGGACGAGACATGGGTGGCTCCCTAGATTTCTCCAGGGTTTCACTAGTCTTGTGTTCGATCGAAGTAGCGGTCTGCTACTCGATGTTCCCAACGTAGACGCTATACGAGCCGTCCGTCAGGTAACTCTGATGTTCGGTAAATTGAAGCGTGACTGTACGCCCAAAAGGCGTGATGCAGCCATTACGCGGTATGTCGAGTGTGAGCAGGATGTACGTTCTGCCGATCTAAAGCTGTTGTCTCCTGAAGTTAATCACTTCAGTGATTTCAGCCGGATCGCCCAGCTGCTCTGGCGTCAGTTCCTTTGCTCGATAGATTCTCGAATCTACGACGAGGGCCTGATTCCGAAGCATGGTCCCGGATCCACTGCTGACGAACTTCGCGGCAACGCGAAGTACAATCAGCTCACGTGGACGAGCCGACTCGAAGAGGTCCTCCCTCACTGGGAAAACCTCATCCCGTCGGAGTCCTTTCTTGATAGGACGGACAACGTTACGATCCTCGAACCTCCGGATGAGATGCCCGTTAAGGTCATCACCGTCCGTAAAACGCTCAAAACTCCACGAATCATTGCTATCGAGCCGACTTGTATGCAGTACATGCAGCAAGGCGTTCTCGCGGCGATCGTGAATGAGATTCCTCGCAATGACAACGCGAGGCAATTCATTGATTTCGAATTTCAAGAGCCAAACCAACGGCTCGCGAAAGAGGGCTCCCTCACAGGAGCTCTCGCCACACTTGATTTGAGTGAGGCTTCGGATAGAGTTTCGAATCAGCATGTACGGCTCCTCCTTAGCAGAAACAAGATCCTTCGGGATCTTGTTGACGCCACGAGGAGCCGGAAGGCTGATGTGCCTGACCACGGTGTTATGCCGTTGGCCAAGTTCGCGTCTATGGGTTCAGCTCTGTGCTTTCCCTTCGAGGCGTTGGTCTTTACGACCATCGTCTTTATGGGGATCGAACAGGTGCTTAGTAGACCACTCACCGTACGGGATGTTGAATCCATGTACGGTAAGGTGCGCGTCTACGGGGATGATATTATCGTCCCCGTAGAATTTGTGCTTGCTGTTGTTGATAACCTCGAAACCTTCGGGTTAAGAGTCAATGCCAAAAAGTCTTTCTGGACCGGAAGGTTCAGAGAGTCTTGCGGCAAAGAATATTTCGGCGGTGAGGATGTTTGCATCGCTCGTATCCGAGATATGTTACCTCGCAACAGGCGGAGTGTTTCGGAGATGAGATCTGCCGTGTCTCTGCGGAACCAGCTTTTTAAGCTTGGTTTCGTGAAGCCGGTAGAGTTTCTAGACGATTGGATTCGGAAGATCATTCCCTTTCCATATGTCTTTGAGACCTCATCTCTTTTGGGCCGTCTGACGGATGTACGAAAAGTACATCCTCACTTTCTCCCTAGCCAGGAGTATAAGTGGGACGAGAAACTGCAGCGCCTCCTTGTCAGAGGTGTTGTAGTGAAATCCAAGTTTCCAGTCTCACGACTGGATGACTATGGAGCCCTCATGAAGTGGTTCTTGAAACGAGGGGACAAACCCTTCGAAGACAGGGATCACCTGCTACACTCTGGGCGTGCCGTGTCGTCTCGCATCAACACGCGGTGGGGACCCGTTATTTGATAAACATCGGGTCCTTG